AAAGGGCAAAATCCACTACCCCGTCAGCCCCATGCAGAGATGTAGACCCGCAAAAGTCGGCATTTTGGGGGAAGGGTTCGGTAGGCTAGAAGAATGGGACAGATGGGGCGACCGCCGAAGCCGATAGAACAGAAGCGCATGCTGGGTAATCCAGGGAAGCGTGCTTTGCCGAAGGAAGGCGAAGTCCAGGTTCTGCCTGCGTCTGGTGCTGTGCCGGAACCGCACCGTCCGCTGGGTGACGCGGGTTATGCGATGTGGGATCGGATCTGGGGCGCAGGGATCCAATGGATTAGTCCGCAGACTGACATCGAACTTCTTCTGATGACGTGTGAGTCTTTGGATGAACGATCACGGCTGATGGAACTTGTCGCGTCGTCTGGTGAGTCGAAGGATCGGCGCGCGTTGCGTGCTTTGAATTCTGAGATCACTTCTAACCTGTCAATGCTGGGGTTCAGTCCGGTAGACCGTGCGCGTCTGGGTGTCGCTGAAGTGACGCGCAGATCGAAGCTTGAAGAATTGATGGCGAAGCACGGATGATCACGGTTGTCACTGGTCCGCCGTGTGCGGGGAAGTCCACGTATGTTCGTGAGTGGTCGGAAAAGGGTGACATCATCATCGACATGGATGCGATCGCTTCGGCGATGACTCCGTTCCTGGATGATGAACATGATTATTCGAATGAAGTGCGTCTGGTCGCTAGGGAAGCAAGGAAGGGTGCGATCCGGTCGGCGCTGGGTTTAGGTTCGATGACTAGACACAACATCTGGATTATCCACACCAGTCCTGATCGTGAATGGTTACGACGTTATAGATCATTCAATGCGAGAATCAAGACGATAGATCCTGGACGGGATGTGTGTTTGGCACGACTGGCTGAACGACCTAAAGGGCAACACGTAAAGACACGTAGGGTAATCGATGACTGGTATCACGGACGCTGATGGGTGGGCACCACGGTTTCTGACACCTGTGGATAATGACCCTTCCCGTATGTCGCGTGCTGAAAAGGCGATCGAATTCATCGAACTGTTCGGTGTGATCACGAAGGATTCTGTCGCTGGTCAGTCTGGGTCGCGGTTGCATCTGATGGATTGGCAGAAGAATCTGATCCGTGCAATCTATCTGGACGATGGTGTGGATCCGAATCGCTATCAGTTCAGGCTGGCACACGTTATGGTTCCCCGCAAGAACGGAAAATCGGCGCTGGCTAGTCACCTGGCGATCTTCGACACGATCTTCGGTGGTGGCGGTGCGGAAACGTATAGTGTCGCGTCAACACGTGACCAGGCACGAATCGTATTCAACGAAGCGAAGAAGATTATCCAGAGTGACGAAGAACTAACTCAGATCACGAAGATCTACCGCGACGCGATCGAAGTGCCTTCCACTGGATCTGTCTATCGTGTCCTATCGGCTGAAGCCGGTGCCGCAGAAGGTCTGAACAGTACAAGTATCTACATGGACGAAACACATAGCTTCCCGAACCGGAAGATGTTCGACGTGATGCAGTTGTCGATGGCGGCACGTGGAAATAAAGCGCACATGGTGTCGATCACGACCGCCGGTGTGAAGTCTGATTCGACGGGGCGTGACTCTATTGCGTTCGAACTGTATAACTACGGTTTGGAACAGATTCGTCTGGCGCAGGCTGACATGGAATACGATCAGAACTTCTTGATGGCGTGCTGGACCGATGACGCTGATCACCGCGATCCCGAATCGTGGAAACGCGCTAACCCTGGGTTCGGTGTCCTGAACGATCCTGGCGACTTCGAAGCTTCGATGCGACGCACACCGGAAGCCGAATTCAGAACTAAGCGCATGAATCAGTTCTTGAGTGGTGCCCTGTCCTGGCTACCTGCCGGTGCGTGGGAAGCCTGCGAAGGTGGACAACCGATCACACCGGATGACGAAATCATTCTGGGCTTTGATGGATCCTTCAGTGGGGACTGTACCGCGCTGGTGGCTTGCACGGTTCAGAAGGAAGATCAGCCGATCAGGGTGGAAGTTGTGAAGCTGTGGGAACGCGACCCAGATCTTGACGACGAAGACTGGCGTGTAGATATTGCGGACGTCGAACAGACGATCATCAAGTATTGTCAGGATCACCCGAAGGTGGTCGAGATTGCGTGTGACCCGTTCCGGTGGCAACGATCGATGCAAGTCCTTCAAGACATGGGTTTGCCTGTTATTGAGTATCCGTCAACTTCGCCCAGACGCATGGTGGGTAGTTGCGCAAAATTTTTCGACATGGTGATGGATCACGATCTGGTCCATGATGGAAATCCTGCGATGGCGCGTCACCTATCGAACGCTGTGGTCAAGCAAGACAACCTGGGACCGCGAATTGTGAAGGAGAGTCGTTCGTCACCCAGAAAGATCGACCTGGCGGTAGCGGGTGTGATAGCTGTGGACCGCGCAACGGTCGCTAGAATGGAACAAGTAGTCCCACAGTTCTTCGGATAGGGTGGCGGTATGTCATTAGCGTTTCAACTTGTCGGTGTCACCGCCGTGACCGTGGGGGTTCTTCTTCTATCAATACCAGTGGGAATCATCGTGGGCGGACTGTTTCTCACTCTAATCGGATACGCCCTGGGACGATAACGTGATATTCAATAGGCTATTCGAAGAACGTGGCATCAGCTACCAGTCGATCTTTGCGGCAGGTGACGATATTGCATTCGGCACGATCAGTGGCACGAAGGTAGATTCCGACACTGTTTACACGATCAATGCCGTGTTCTCAGCGGTCAATCTGATCTCTACAACACTGTCAACGCTTCCCCTTGATGTCTTCATTCGTGTTGACGATGGATCTGGTCGCGCTGTTCGCCGTCCGTTTCGTCCGCGCCCTGACTGGGTGATGAAGCCGGACGTAGATCTGTCGCGTGAAGCCTTCTACTCTGCGGTATTCACTAGCATGCTTCTGGAAGGTAACGCCTTCATTCGCGTTTACACTAACCGGAGAAACGAAGTCGTCAACCTGGTCGTTCTGAACCCGCTTACCGTCAGTGTGAAGCGCACAGCGCTGGGTCGTTTGCAGTTCACCGTCGAAGGCGAACCGGAACCGTTGACTACAGATGACATGATCTTCATCCCTGATCTGATGAAGCCTGGTGCTGTCCGTGGTGTGTCACGTGTTCAGGCTTTGAAGGAATCCTTCGGACTTCACCTGGGTCTGGAACGATGGGCACAACAGTATTTCGGCAACGGTACGACAATGGCTGGTGTGATTGAGTACCCTGGGGCGCTTACAGAAGATCAGGCGAACGATCTCCGCACTGGCTTCGATGCTAGCCACAAGGGTTGGCAGAAGGCACACCGCACCGGCATCCTGACTGGTGGCGCAACCTTCAAGCCGACACAGTCTGATCCTGAAAAGGCACAAGCAATCGAAGCACGTCGCATGGCTGTGGAAGATGTGGCACGTGCCTTCAACATCCCACCGCACTTGATGGGTCTGCCTGGAACGAACACCTATGCGTCGGTCGAAGAAAACAACCGTCAATGGGTGTCCACGAACCTTCGCCCACTTGCACAGAAGGTCGAAGCCCAGATGTCTACCCTGATGGGTCGCTACCGTGGTGGCACGACAGCCTTCCTGCGTTTCAATCTTGACGGATTGCTTCGCGGTGATCTCACAAGTCGCACACAGTCCTACAGTTCGCTTCTGCAAGCTGGCGCGATGTCGATCGACGAAGTTAGGGCACTGGAAGACATGCCACCAGTCGGATCTGACGTCGCCAGACAGCCACGTGTCCCGTTGGCAAACGTCAACATCGAAGATTCCAATGTGAAGGCGCAGATGGAACGGGTGAAGATGGTGCAAGCACTGGTCTACTCCGGTTTCAGTCCCGCCGAAGCTTTACAGGCAATGGGTCTACCACCGATCGATCACACTGGTCTGGCGTCCGTGCAACTTCAGGGTGTGGCGCAGGTCAGCCCAGAAGATCCAGAAGCGGTTTACAAGGATGAAGTGACCTAATGCCAATCAGGAACGCACTCTACACACTGTCTAACACGACACCGACACAGATCGTCGGTGCCGACAACATGCCCCACGATGTGATTCTTCACAACATGACGAAGTCATCGAACGAATACATCTTCATAGCGGGATCTTCTGCGACGGCTGGAACCGCATCAATCCATATGGATCCAGGTCAGACGCTTTACATGACCCTGCAACCGGACGATGAACTGTGGGCTGTATCAGATCCGAACGGACTTGAAGTAGGTGTCTTAGACATTAGGAAGGCTGACTAGCAGTGCCGTATTACATCACTGATCGTCACCCTGACTGCCCTAATTGGAGTGTGGTCAAGGAAGATGGCGAATTGGTTGCCTGCCATGACACGAAGGACGAAGCCATCGACAACATGGTCGCCGTGTCGATCGCTGAAGATCTTGATCCTGCCGGTGAGTACGAAGGCGAATCGTTTCGATCGATTGAAGACGATCAGGAAGAACGTCAAGTGAATCTGGTGGCACCTGCATACATGCGTGCATCAGCCCGTCAAGGCTTGAAATACTACGACGAAGGTTTAGCCGGTGATGGTTTGGTCGGTCGCACCGTCACAGAAGCACGCCAGATGGAACGCGGTGACGCACTAACCCCTGACAAGTGGGTTCGGATTGCGGCGTGGATCGCACGACACATGGCAGATCTTGACGCACCAGACGCTAACCCGCAGGCAGACGGCTACCCGTCACCAGGTGTTGTAGCGCACCTTCTGTGGGGATCTGGACCGTCGAAACGATCGGCGCGTCGCGCTATGGAGTACGCGGAAGGCGTCGTTGGTAGAATTGAAGCAGAGAATTCGGAACGGACTAGAACAAAAGGTGAAGTTGTGAAGAAACTAGAACTGCGGACTAACAAGACTGAATTCGAAGTTCGTGATCTCGAAGATGGCGGAATGTCGTTCAGTGGCTACGCCAGCGTCTTCAATTCACGATCAGAGAACCTGGGTGGCTTCACCGAATTCGTTGCCCCTGGCGCGTTCTCACGATCGCTGAAATCGCGGAACAACATGTTCCTTCTTTACGATCACAACCCTGCGAACGTCCTGGCGTCTACCCGTGCTGGCACGATGCGTCTGACAGAGGATTCGCACGGCTTATATGTGGAAGCCGACATCGCCCCGACAAGTTTAGGGAAGGACATGGCGACCTTGATTCGCCGTGGCGACTTAGATTCCATGTCGTTTGGTTTCAGTGTGATCCGTGATTCCTGGAACGATGCTGGTACGGAACGAACCCTTCACGCTGTCCGTCTCGCAGAAGTTTCGGTTGTCGCATCTCCCGCTTATGTTGCGACCGCTGGAACTGTGGCAGTACGTGGTCTGTCGAAGATCGCTAAGCGTGCCGGTGTGGACAGTGACGAACTTGCAGATGTCCTTCTGAAGCTTGAGGAAGGATCCGACATGTCGCTGGAAGAAGTAGATCTTCTGTCGAAGGTCGTGAACGAACTGAAGCCCGAATCGGAGATCGTCGAAGAAGTGAAGGCTGACGACGTGGACGAAGTAGACTACGTTGCACTGAAGAAACAGAAACTGAAATTATTGGAGATGCTGTCTAATGGCTAGTCATTCAGAAATCCGTTCGGCGATCTTGAAGGTCGCTGGCAACCCCGATGCTGGGGTAATCAAAGACCTGGCTGATGAAATGGCTAGGGCTATCGTTGCGCTTGATTCAGTTGAGGAAGAAGCGCCTGCGAAAGAAATCCGCGTCGTTAGGGCTAAAGAGACCCGCTAGACGGATTCCCCACCATCCCTGTTCCCTGGGTGGTGGGTTTCGCATGGGCAAAGAAAATCCCCCACCGAAGTGGGGGACTCCCTTCTGTCTGATCAGCGAAGCTTTGACTTGATGTGTACCCGCTTCACGTCGTCGATGCGGAAGGATCTGAACTTCCGATCGCGGTCGATCAGGTCGATCCATTCACGGTTCCCGTTCTTGACCATGTAAAGGAACTTCATCCGTCCGTTCCCCTTGATGGATAGTTCGGTGCCACGTTCTACGTTGCGTCCGTGGATGGTGATGTTGTCGATATGTTGCATGATGTTCCCTTCTGGGGAACCCCGCCGAAGCGGGGTCCCCTTCTTCTTATTGTGTGGGTGCGGACTTGAAACAGATGGTGCAGAGTGTTGCACCGTATTCTGCGACTGCTTCTTCTTCGGTCAGACCGGAGATCTCTGGGCACCAGGCGATCTTCGTGTTCCAGCGGAATGATGAACAGTATTGGTTGTTGTGCAGGTGCTGGACTAGGAAGAATCGGTTCCAGCCGGTGTAGTGGGCTTCGTTCAGGTCGCGCATCTGTGCTTTGATTGCGTCTGCCTTCACGGTTTCGGATTCGATCGTCTCTACCTTGATGCGGAAGGTGGACTTCGTGCGACCGGCAATACGGGCACGTTCCAGGTCGAAGCCGTAACGGTTCAGGCTGTTGTATGCGTTGTTGATCCGGTTCAGGTGCTTGTTCAGTTCACCCTGAAGGTCCGCAAGCTGGGTGTCGATCTTGCGTGCGGTGTCGATGTCGGTGGTGATCATTTCGTTTCCCTTCTGTGTCATGACTCTATTGTAAACAGCTTTACACAATGATGTCAAGCCCATCGCAGTAAACGACACGCCGTAACTTAGAATGGGTATATCGGAACTGTGAGTAATCTCTGCCGATAGCTTGAGTGTCATTCACCGGCGACTAACCCATACAAACTGACAAAGTGAGGAATATCACTAATGAGTATCATCGACCGTAGCCGTGAGGCACAGGCGAACTTGGTATCTCAGATCAGGGAGACAATCGACCGTGCAGAGTCGGAGTCTCGCAACCTGGACGCTGAGGAACTGAAGAAGCTTGACAGCCTTGAGGCAGAGTACGCACGTCACGCTGAGACGATCGACGTAGCAACCCGCAACGAAAAGCGCGCATCTGAGGCTGAGGAAGCTTCACGCGGTTTCGTTCCCGCTGAGGAAGCACGTTCCGACGCTGACATCTTCCGTGCACTTGCACGTGGCGACGTCCGTGGTCACAAGTTCGGACGTGAGTCCCGCGCCACCATCGTTCCTTCTGTGAACACTGTTCCTAAAGACTTCTACGAACAGATCTTCCTGAAGGCTTCGCAGGTTGGACCCTATTTGTCCGTTGCCGACGTGATTGAGCGTCAGTCTGGTGCGGATCTCCGTATCCCCGTCATGACTGCATACAGCACCGCTGGTGAGTACACCGCCGGTTCTGCTATCGCTGACAGCAACCCCACGTTCTCCAGCATCAACATTTCGATGACTGGTCTGAAGTTTCTCGTCCCCGTGGCGAATGAACTTCTCATGGACGCAGGGTTCCCGATTGAGTCCACGATCGCCGAACAGGGTGGCGTCGCTCTGGGTCTGAAAGCGAACGAAGTTATCCACGCCGCAGTGACCGCTGTCGCTGGCGCTGGTCTTACCGCCGGAACGACCGATGCTGTGACCGCCGACGAATTGATTGAATTGGCATTCTCTGTCAATCCAGGAATCCGTCGCTTGCCTTCAACCGCCTTCCAGGTAAGCCCCGCTACCGCTGGTGCTATCCGCCGTCTGAAGGATGGAAACGGAACCTACGTGTTCGATCCCATCACTTCGGCACAGGGTGTTGCACAGGCTAACGGTGCAACCGGAACTATCCTGGGATACCCCGTATTCGAGAACGTGGCACTGCCCGATCTCGCTACTGGTGTCGCTGGTGTGTTCTTCGGTGACTGGAACAGCGTGAAGGTCCCCGTGACCCCGATTGAGGTCGCAACTTCCGCTGACTACGCCTTCAATGAGGACGTGACCACCTACCGTTTCACCTACCGTCTTGGCGCAGGTGTGGCTAACGGTGCCACGGAAATCAAAAAAATCACAATGGCTTAGTCCATTCTCTGATAGCGAAGCCCCTGCCATTCCTAGTGAATGGTGGGGGTTTCGACTATTGTGGGGGACATGCCGAAATACGAACGAATTCCAGGATCCGCACTCAGCCTAATCACGAACAGCCCATCAGCACCGACGGGCTACGGGGTTCAGGCACAGTTACTGGTCGATCGGATGATGCGCCACGGTATGAAGGTCGCCGTCCAATCGAACTACGGTTTAGAAGGAAGCTTCGACCGGATCAAGACGAAACATGGTTACGTCGATCACTACCCGAAGGGTTACAAGCCCTATTCAGATGATGTGATCCCGATCTGGGCGGAAGACTTCAAAGCTAAGCACCCGCAGGCTAAGCACGCCTTGATGACGTTGTACGACGTTTGGGTGTACGACAAGTTGGAGTACGACGGCGACATCATCGCCTACGTCCCACTGGACCACATCACGATCCCGCCACTGGTCCGGAAGTTCTTGGAA